GACGCAGCGTTTACGTCACCACCATACTTCTGCAAGGAAATCTATTCAAAGGATGATACCCAATCATGGGTCAGATATAAAAAGCCAGAAGAATGGAGGCAGGGCTTTCTCAAGAAGATGCTCCAGCTTCAGTTTGATGCACTTAAGCCAGGGTGTATTGCCGCTGTGAATATTGCCGATGTCAGAATCAACAATAAGGTGATTGAGATCTCCAGGTGGACAGTCGAAGACGCTATAAGTGTGGGATTCATCCATGAGGATACATGGGAGTTTCCAATCACCACTGGCTATGGCCAGGACCAGGACCACCAGGAATCCTTTGAGCCTGTTTACATCTTCAGGAAGCCAGGGGAACGCATCGAGCAAAAGCCAAAGAAAAAAGCAAGAAAGAAGAAAGCAGACGTAAGTGATGTTGAGCTGCATGAACTCTTTGGTTCGTCAGATGAAAAATACGTGAACGGAGTAGACAGCACCATAAGAAAAACAGACGCGCAAAACCTCATAAGAAAAAATCAGATTCGCATAAAAAGAGTCGAGTCTGGTGCATTAGGTGCCGCTGCCGTTGTTAAGATCGTGGAGAAGTCAACAAAGAACCCAGGCATGAACTACAAAAAGGGTGATGTCATCATTGAAAGAGTTGCCTACTCAGATGTGGAATCGCTGTCGCTATTGGTTTCTCAGGTCTGTAGCGAAAACGAATCTGTCGATGTTCACGCAAAGTGCTGGTACAAAGACCAGGTTGCTAACAAGGTAATGGAGTCTCTTGGGCTAGCAAACATAACAACAGATAAAGCTGCCTGCGGCGAAGACCTCAACCTTTGGAAGAGGGGCGTGATAAATGGCGGCGAATAATGTATCCAAAAAAGATCTGATGAGGGCATACAGGGATGACCCCTGTAAGTTCATCACTGAAATACTTGGAGTGAACCTTTGGAAAAAGCAGCAAGACATTGCTCAATCTCTATGCGAATCCAGAAGGGTTGCCGTCAGATCCTGCCATGGTTCCGGCAAAACATTCTTGGCCGCACAGATCGCTCTATGGTGGGTCTTCACAAGGGTCAGATCCACAGTCATTACGACCGCACCAACAGGGCGGCAGGTAACAGAGCTTCTATGGAAAGAGATAAGGAAATCCTATTCTTCTGCAATAGTGAATCTAAACAAGCTTGGGTTTTCTGGGCTTGGTGGAGAGATACTTCCAAAAGCACCAAAACTCGTCATTGATGATGACTGGCTATGCATTGGGTTCTCTACTGATGACCCAACCTCTTTCCAGGGATGGCACAGTCCAGGTGGCATTCTCGCTATTTTTGATGAGGCACCTGGTATCAACCATGAGATCTGGGAGGCCGCACAAGGGGTTCTTGTTGGCAAAGACGACAGAATGATCTGCATCGGCAACCCCACAGAGGCATCTGGACCATTCTACAAAATGTTTTCGGCAGGAAAAGATACGGCAAAGTTTCACATATCCGCCTTTGATGTACCAAATGTCGCTGATGGCGAAGTTAGTATCCCTGGGTTATGCACCCTTGACTGGGTTGAGGAGAGAAAAGCAGAGTGGGGAAGGGATACGCCGATGTGGAAGTCTCGTGTTATGGGCGAGTTTCCAGACACATCTGATGCTGCTCTTGTCCCGCTTTCCTGGGTCGAGCAAGCAAACAAGAAATACGAGGAACTCGAAAGCCTTCAGTGGGTTTCGCCAGACATTGTTGCCGTTGACGTAGCGCGTTATGGCGAGGATTCTACCGTTATTGCCCTGGCCTGTGCTAAACAAGGTGTGAAAAAGCTAGTTAAAGTATCAAAAACAGATACGATGGAGACAACTGGCCATGTTGCAAATATAATAAGAGGCCAAAAGAGCGTGCTAGAGTGTAGAGTTGATGCAGATGGCTTGGGTGCAGGAGTTTACGATAGGCTAAAGGAACAGATCGGTAACGTCGCAATTGAGATGAGAGGGGGTATGAGGCCGATTAATAATGAAAGATACCTCAATCAAAGGGCAGAATGGTACTGGACACTGCGAGAAAGACTTGATCCAGAGAGTGATGATCCTATAGCATTGCCCCCAGATTCATCATTAACTAATCAGCTTACATCCATAAGATGGAAGATAAATTCCAGGGGCTTAATACAGATAGAGTCAAAGGATGACATGAGAAAAAGAGGCTTAAAGTCGCCAGATGAGGCAGATGCTGTTGCAATGGCTATTGCGAACATGGATGATAGCTCAGAGTTCTTTTTTGTTTGATGTTGTCTGATGAAAATACAGGGGATAGTGTGGCGATATGGCTTTTTTTAAAAACATAAATTTCGGCGGCATCTTCAGAAGAAAAGATCCACAAATGAAAGCACTAGCAAGCGGAGAACCAACGCTTGTAAAGTCTATCATACAGTCTCAAGTTACACCTAGACGTGGAAGCTACGAGTTATTAGATGCTTACAAAAACCTCCCGTGGCTAAGATCTGTTGTTGACAGAATCTCCAACGCAGTCGCATCTGCCAGATGGGTGGTCTACAGAGTCCCTGCCAACCTGGACAGAAGAAAATATAAGAATGGATCTTTCCAAGAAAGACTTGAGCTTAAGTCTGAACTCGGCATGTATGGCCGAATGGAAGAGGTTGACACGCCACTCTTAGGATTGATGGATGCAGCTAACCCAACAATGACAGGAAGGGCTTGTAGGCTCCTGGTCCAAAACTACATGGAACTTGTTGGTGAATCGTTTCTAATGCTCGAAAAGAACGGTGAAGGCGTGCCAACAGAAATGTGGCCAGTACCAAGCACATGGGTCAAAAGCGTTCCAAACGGCAAGCAAAACTACTTTGAAGTCAGATACAATGGCTTAGACCTACACGTTGCACCAGAAGATATGATCTGGATTAAAAACCCAGACCCCTGCAACCCATACGCCAGAGGAACAGGCGTCTCAGAGTCACTTGGCGACGAACTTGACGCCGACGAATACGCTGCAAAACATGTCAAGTCCTGGTTCTACAACAGAGCAACCCCAGATATTCTCGTTGGAATCAAAGGTGCATCTGAACCTCAACTCAGGGCAGCAAAGCAAGCATGGGAAGATAATCATCGTGGATCTGAAAGAGCCTTTGGATCACATTGGCACTCAGGTGAGATGCAAGTCAACCAGTTAAGTCAAACCTTCGCAGACCAACAACTGGTCGAGTTTCGAGAGTTTCAACGTGACTTAATCGTTAACACTTTTGGTGTTCCGCCTGAGATTCTGGGTATCCTAGAAAATAGTAACAGAGCAACTATTGAAAGCGCAGACTACCTTTTCTCCAGGTGGGTAATTGTACCAAGACTTGAGTTTTTGCGTACAGAGTTACAGCAAAGCCTGGTCCCCATGTTTGGCGACGACCTTATCTTAGAGTACGTCAACCCAGTACCAGAAGACAAGCAGCACATGCTGGATGTTGCGAAGTCTGCTCCTTACGCATTCACTGTCAATGAAATCAGATCGATGGGTTCACACAACCCAATCGAAGGAGAGTCTGGAACCTATCACTGGGTGCCACTAAATGGCTCACTGGTTCCCTCGCTTGATTCGTCCCAGCTTCAGGTTGACGACGAAGAAGAAGAGGCACAAGAGAATCCTTTATCACCAGAAGTTGAAGAGGATGAGGCTGAACAAGAGGTTCAGTCAGAATCTGAAAATAAAAAAATGGAGGAAACCTATGAAGTGGTTTGATCTCTCGCTTGAGTCTAGGGACGAGAGCTTTAACGAAAAGCTTGATGGCTCAGATGGCGTTAAGAAATTTACAAACGTAGACGTGTATGAAGAAGAAGACTCAATGTCTTCGCAAGAGGATGGCATTAAGCTTTCCTTTAACATTTCTACATCTGCCATTGATCGTGATGGCGACACAATCGCACAAGATGGATGGGATTTAGCAGATTACGAAAAAAATCCTGTAGTCTTATGGGTTCACGATGCGAAGGCTCCGCCTGTTGCAAAGGCGACAAGCATTTTTGTTGACAGCATTGCTGATCGACGAGGTGTGCTTAAGTCAACTGCTGTGTTCCCATCTCGCGAAGTGTACGAGTTTGGCAACATGATTGGCAGACTGTATGCAAATGGATTCATGAGGGGTGCCAGTGTAGGATTCATCCCTGTTGAGTACGAGATGTCCAAAGAGCGTGACGGCTACGGTGCAACAGACTTCAAAAAGCAAAAACTTCTTGAGTGGTCTGCCGTTCCTGTTCCAAGTAATCCAGAGGGCCTTGCGCAAGCTCGAAGCATTGGAATCGACACAAACCCAATGGTCCACTGGGCCGAAAAGGTTTTAGATGAAAACGATCACGTTCTTGTTCCAAGAGCAATGATTGAACAAATGTGGGCTTTCTCTAAGAAGAGCAGTAAGATTATCGTTCCTGCCTCATCCACTGCAATCGCAGAAAAAGCAGTCGATGACAGCGTAGAAGATGCCCCTGCTGTTACAGAAGAGTCGCCTGCCGAGCAGGATGAGACAAAAGAGAAGAACGAGGAGGCTGTTGATCAAACCCAGATGGCAGAGGAAGAAGTTCGCGCATCTGAAGCCAACAGTAAAACAGTCATCACATATGAGTCAGCTCATCCAAACGGAACGCCAAAAGCGCCAGAGGATGAGTCATGGGATGGCCCAAAGTACACAGCAGAGGCAGATGTTAAGGAACTGCACGAAATGTGTGCCTATTATGATGGGGATGGCGAACTTAAAGGCGATTACAAACTTCCTCATCACAAGCCAGATGGGACTGTTGTCTTAAGAGGAGTGCAGGCCGCAATGGCTTCATTGTTTGGCGCAAGAGGTGGCGTGGATGTACCTGAAAATGAAAAAGCGGGAATCTACAGCCATTTAGCTAAACATTACGAGCAGTTTGGTATCGAACCTCCACCCAGAAAGGCTGAGTGGGGAGAAGAGGAAAAAAACAACATTAGTGATGTTGACACCAATGAGCAAAACGATGATGTTACTCAACTTGAAGACATTGATAAAAATATTGATGATCTTGGTGTAGACACACAAGAAAAATGCAGTAATGCTATAGGTCGGGAAGAAGCTAAAGTGGTCGTGAAGACTGCAATAGCAGAAGAAATGAACACCCTGAGAAGCCTACTTTGTCAACTCAGTGGTAAACAAGGAGAACAACGATGAGTATTGTCTCGAAAGAAGATGTTCAATCATTCGTCAAGGATGCCTTGGGTGAGGAACTAGCTGATCTCAGGGAAGAAATTGTAAAGATGTCGCAGGAAGCACAGGAAAAAGGCGAAACTGATCGCAAATATACCCATGCTTTCATTGGTGAAGTTGCTCGTCCAGAAGTGGAAGAAGCAATGAAGAAAAACCCTGCAAAGGGTGTAAGAGCTGCGCGATTTATTCGTTTGCTTGCTGCCGGTCGTGGAGATCCACAGCGTGCATCTGATATTGCAAAATCGTGGGGCGACACAATCATGCAAAAAAGCTTGAACGAATCCGTGTTTCAAGCTGGTGGCGCATTGGTTCCTGAAGATTTCATGAATGAAGTTATCGAGCTTCTTCGTGCAAAAACTGTTGTTCGTGAAATGGGTACGCCAAGTATCCCCATGAACATGGGATCAATCACGATGCCATTCCAAGATACTGCTGCTACCGCTCAGTATATTGGTGAGCTGCAAAATATCCCACCAAGCCAACCAAGCTTTGGTCAGTTGACACTCTCGGCTAAGAAACTTGTTTCTCTTGTGCCGATTTCAAACGACCTCTTGCGCGATGCGTCAATCAACGTTGATGCGATGGTTCGTGACGATATGGTTCGATCAATGTCTCTTCGTGAAGACATTGCTTTCATTCGTGACAATGGTGGCTCCAATACGCCAAAAGGTATGCGCTTCTGGGCGTTGCCAGCAAACGTATTTCAACGTACTTCTGCTGGTGGTCCTGGTGCAGCTACTCTTGATGAGATCACAAACGATCTTTTCACAGCAATGCTCAACTTGGAAAACTTGAACATTCCAATGAACAACGCTGGGTGGCTCATGACTCCTCGAACCAAAGCTGGTTTGATGCGTCAGCGTGATCTTAACGGTAACTTTGTTTTCCGTGATGAGATGCTTCGCGGCACTCTGATGGGATACAAATATGCAACCACTACGAAAATCCCAACCAACCTTAACGTCTCAGGCGCAGGAAATGACACTGAAGTTTACTTTGCTGACTTCTCCTCGCTTGTTATTGCAGAAAGCACTTCGCTTGAAGTTTCTGTGTACGAAGGCGGCGCATTCAATGACGGCACTGGCATTGTCTCTGGTATCTCCAGCGATCAGACCGTTATTCGCACGCTGGCTCGACACGATTTTGGCGCGAGACAGCGGGGTCAAGAGATTTCCGTTATCACGGGTGTTGACTGGGGCGTATAGTCCTAACTAAAGGAGTAAAAAAATGTCTGGTGTTTCATTTGTACATGATGTGGGATCATACGTTCTATCCAATCTTCTTTTGCAAGCACGTTTTGCAACTGGAGATCCTGAGAACGATGGTGCTTCTCTTGATACCATTCCCAATAACGAACAAGAACTTGGTTCTGCCTTAATCCAGTGTGATGCGGCTGGAACCATTGGTGTGGGCGAGACTGCTACTTTGGCAATCACGCTTCAAGACTCTGCTGATGACATCGCTTTCGCTGATGTTGCCGCAGATGTGTTGATGGGTGCTGCTGATGGAGCAGATGGCCTACCTGCCAACCCAGTTATCTCTTTGGATAACGCGACACAAGCAGGCAGCTTTTCCTTTAATGTTCCTCTTCATCGCTTGCGCCGATTCGTTCGCGTTCAAGCTTTGTGGACCATTAGTGGTGCTGCTGATACAGTTGATTATCACTGTGCTGCCATTTGCGGCGGAACAGTTATCAAACCTGTAGGTTAATAGGGAGGTCTGATGGCGAAGGTTACTGTAAGATTTCAACAATCTTGTTCTCCATATTGTTCTGGTGATGAGGCAGTCTTTGAAGATAAAGATGCGGCCATTTATGTCAAAAAAGGCATTGCTTCATACGTTACGGCAGAAGTTTCGGCTGCTCCTGTGACAAAGCCAGTTATCAAAGAGGAGAAGGTGCCTTCGTCATCGGCTGACCTTAAAAAAGAAGAGCCGCCGAAGAAAAAGAAGAAGAAAAGAATACTATCCAAGATTAAGAAAAAGGCATCAGAGTAAGGAGATGACTTTTTATGGCACTAGCATCAAACGCACTTACGACGCTTCAGGATGTCAAATTGGAGCTTGGCATCTCAAGCACGGATGTGTCGAACGATAGGTACCTGGCCAGCTTAATCAACTCATCTTCTTCTCAGATTGAGTCGTTTCTCAATCGAAAACTTCAAAAGCAGACTGGCAAAGTTGAAAGATTATCAGGGTACGGCAACTATACCCTGGTTCTTTCTTTAACTCCTGTTCTGACTTTGACAAGCGTAGAGATTATCTCATCATACACGCCAATACTTTTCCCTTACGATATAAACGATATTGAGATTAAGGACGCAGACGCTGGTCTGGTCTACTATAGATCTGGTTGGCCTTGGACTGCCCCAAGACCTCCTGGGACGATTGCCAGAGATCCAAGACCTGGGCAAGAGTGGCCAGTTATCGAGGTAACATATGATGGTGGGTACGATCTGCCTGCATCTGCCTCACAGACGCTCCCATACGACATACAGCGTGCCTGTACGCTTGCAGTGGCCTCTGACTACAGGAAGCGCGGCTTAGACAGGGACATCAAGTCTCAGAAGCTCATGTCTTACAGTGTCAGCTACGAAAGAACGGGCATTGGAGAGGCTACGCTTCACAAGATGTATCCTGCTTCTCCATTTTCCTCGCAAGTAACCCAGATGCTGGTGCCGTACAGAAGAATACCAGGTGCATAATGTCTCTTACATTTATGCTTACGCAGGAAATAACTGTTCAGAGATTTTCTGGCAGAAATAACTATGGCCAGCCCCAGTTTGGATCAACCCTTACAGCGGCAGCTAGGGTTGAATCAAAGTTTGAGCTTATCAGGGATAGAGACGGAGACGAAAGAGTTAGCTCAACTCAGGTTGTGACTGAGCTAAAAATCAGTCCATCTGACAGGGTTTGGCTCCCAGGCACAGATACATCAAACCCAAATGACTCAATCATCCCCATCGCCATTGCATCAGCGCAAACACCGTCTGCCGATATAATCATGTACCATCTTTACTTTTAGGAGGCTTGAAATGACAAAAGGTTTCTTGGGGTTAGAGGTCAGTGATGCCGCAATGCTTGACATTAAAAACGAGATAAAAGAGCTTAAAAAGCAGATGCCTCAAGCATTTCTAAGGGCAGTTTACGATGAGTCTGTTCGTATTTTTGACGAAAGCCAGGAGAGAGTACCTGTTGATACAGGTGATTTAAGGTCTTCAGCTAGAATGAACGCCCCAAAGATGTCTGCCCCTGAGATTGAGATCTCTTACGACACAACAAGAGCCAACGAAAGGGATTATGCCCTTGCTGTTCACGAGGGCTATGGGAAAAACTTTCAGCACGGCAAAGAAGCCGGATACTTAATAAACGCTTACAATGCTGTCGTTGATGACCAGATTGAAAGCAGGCTGGCGCAGGCGACCATGGAAAACTTTGAGTCAAACAAAGGCATCAGGGGGCTTAAGGGTCGAAAGGGCAAAAAAGGCCCTCTGGCAAAGAAGGGGTAGCGCATGTCTATTGTCTATCAGCCTGATTTAGATGTGGTTAACTACCTTAACACCACGCTCCCCCAGTTGACGCTTGGCGTCAATTTGTTTGCTGGTCCTCTTAGGGCTTATTCCCAGGCTCCAGATCCAACAGGTGTTCCTCATTCCGCTACGTTTTGCTTGAATACTGCTGGTAGTGACCCCACGACATTCCAGAATGGATCTCAACCAAGGATACAAATCAAGAAGCCAATGGTGCATATAAAGCACAGGTCTAATCCTTATGACTTCAGTGGCGGCCAAGAGATAGTCAGAGCAATACTTAACTGTTTAGACAGGAAACAAGTTGCGACCTATATAGACTCTCAGGTTAACGATGGATCTCCACACTATCTTGGGGAAGACAAAGATGGACACCATACATGGTCCATAAATGTTGATATGATGTATTGGCTGAAAGAGTATTATGTTTACTGGGGAATCGGCCCTGCTGGAAGCACAGGTGAGGGATTTATAACAGGTTTACCAAACTCTGAGTATTCAACAAACAGGTATAGATCTTTCACCTTAACCACAGGTGCTGCCGATTATATGTATTACTGCTTCCCAGAGGACTATTCTTCTGTTGGTGCTGTTGCTTTTAGTGTTCCGTTCTCTGTAACATCTACAAGCGTTGTGGATGGTATAACCTACCAGATATGGAGATCAAACTCTGACAATCTTGGAGCTTCTACAGTTTCAGTAACTTAATGTAAAAAAGGTCTTGACGTAATCGGAGTGATAAAGGTTTATTTATATGGGGTGCATTAGTTTGGATGATCAATCCCCCCCTTTTGATCATTGTGGTTAGCCACCACCCCTCTTCACAGGGGAAACCCAATAGCAGGGGATGACTCCCCACAGGAGATAAAAAAATGACAGCAATAGCAGGAAGGCTAGGAGAATTTTGGGCGGCTGTTGACCTAACAATCGCAGGATCGCCCCAAGTCGCCACCGTCGTAGATGTTCCACAGGCAACCCTGGTAACTCCAGGCACAGATCCAGAGGCAGCAAGCACGCCAGTTTACACGCAGGCTGGTAAGCTATGCACTTCTTTAGTTGATGCAACCCTCAATGGAAACGTAGACGAGCTGGAGACAACTGTTCACAATACAGGTGGGTCGTACACCCCTGCTCCATCGCCAATTGATAAGTACCACAGTACGGCACGGACATACATTCCAAACTTTCACGATGAAACACTCGATATTACCTTGCGATATGACGAGGAAGACCTATGCCAAATGCATATTATGTATGCTGCTTTTGACTCCAAACTGTTTTGGTTCTGGTATTTTCCTGATGGACCAAAATATCTAGGGGCCTCTGCGCCAGCAAATGCCAACGCAAGGGTTTGGATGGGATCTGCTTTCGTCACAAGCTTTAGCCCTGGCACTCCACTAGACGACGTTGCAACGCTGGATCTCACTCTGAGATTAAGCGGTACAATTATGAACGTTCTGTAGTCATAAACATTTAATCTAGGAGAAAGAAAATGACAGCAATAGCAGGTAGACTAGGTGAGTTTTGGGTTGGCGCAGAAGTTGCCGCAGGCGTAGCAACGAACGTTGACCAACCAACAGCAGACGGTGGCACTGGATCGGTGGCAACTCCAGGGGCTGATCCTGAGAACATTGAGGTGCCAGTAGGGTCACTATCCAGCCCAACAGGCATTATTTTAAGCTCTCTTGTTGACGCCACATTTAATGGTAATGTCGATGAGCTTGAAACCACCGTGCATAACTCGGCTGGAACTTATGGCGTGGGCGATGTTTTACACAGCACTGCTCGCACCTATATTCCAAACTTTCATGACGAGACGCTTGATTTAACTTGTCGTTACGATGAGGCAGATGTTGCCCAGCAAAATCTTCTTTATTGTGCGATGCAATCAAAGTTGTTTTATTACTGGTACGCACCAGATGGACCACTGTATTTTGGCAGTGCAACACCAAATGCGAGGCAATTTAATGGTGCGGCCTTTGCAACAAGCTTTGCACCTGGTAGTCCA